TCTGATTGAGGCAGGAAACACAAACAATTACAAATATCTTCTGGTCGCCGTCGCAGGTGCATCTTCTAATCAAGACTCTAAATATTATCTTCAAAGTGGCAAGAGAACTGCGATGGCAATCGCCAACGTGACCCCAAATAATCCTTCTGGCGATATCGCAAACTCATAATATGGACAAAGATATTAATAATCGTGTAAAAGGAAAGAGCCATAGACGCAGGAAGCCTCGTTCCAATACATATAAAAGGAGAAGGAGCGAACTAGATGGCGAAACCTACGACACGCGAAGAATTAAAGCAGTATGCTCTAAGAAAACTCGGCGCACCAGTAATTGAAATAAACGTCGATGATGCTCAACTAGAGGATTCTCTTGATGACGCTCTCCAAATTTTTAATGAGTATCATTTTGATGGTGCTGAACGTGCATTATTTAAGCACGAAATAACTCAAACTGATATTGATAATGGTTTTATCGACACTGATGCTATCGGTGTAACTGGACCAAACGATTACCCGCAGGTTGAAGGTAGTGCAAAAATTATATCAGTCACAAAAGTATTTCAATTTGATGAGGGCGGTGCTGGAACTAATATGTTTAGCGTTCGTTATCAGGCTGCATTACAAGATATTTACGGGATGAGAAGCATGGGTGATATGTCAAATTATTATATCACTCAATCTTATATCAGTCTTCTTTCAGATTTTCTATCTCCAGAGAAACAAATTAGATTTAGTAGGGTCACAAATAGACTTTACTTAGACATGAATTGGTCCGAAACAGTTGAAGTTGGTGACTTTTTAGTTATCGATTCTTACGTTTCACTTGATCCAGACACATACACTGAAATTTATGATGATATTCTGTTAAAAAAATATGTCACTGCTTCTTTCAGAAAACAGTGGGGTATGAATTTAATAAAATATCAAGGTATCAATCTACCCGGAAACGTGCAATTTGATGGGCAGGCTTTGATTTCTCAGGGAAATGATGAGATGGAAAAAATCGAAGATACTCTTCAAGATAAGTATGAACTCCCACCTGACTTCTTTACGGGGTAATTATGGCTACAAATCCTTACTTTAATAAATTTAAGAGTAAGCCTGAGCAGCAACTCGTTGATGATCTTGTGACTGAGGCGATCAAGATTCATGGAATCGATGTTGTTTATATTCCCAGAACATTAGTCAACAAAGATGAGATATTCGGTGAGGACCGTCAAGCGAAATTTGAGAATGGTCGTGAGATCGAAATGTATGTTGATTCATATGATGGTTTCGAGGGTGAGGGTGAGGTAATGACTCAATTTGGTTTAGACATCAAAGATGAGATAGGTCTTACCGTATCAAGAACAAGATTTTTAAAAACTTTCGCAAAAAACGATTACAAATATCCTAGAGAGGGTGACTTAATTTATTTTCCGTTGACCAACGGACTCTTTGAGATTAACTTTGTTGAGAGAGATAAAAACTTTTATAATTTTGGTAAAATTTTTACTTATTATCTCAAATGCAGCATGTTCAAATACTCTGGCGAAGATTTGGATACAGGTTTTGATATAGCCGATGGTGCTACTTCAGATGTTAATCTACAACTTCTTGAAGTCGTGATGGGAACTGGTTCCGGTGAGTTCACGGAGGGTGAAAAGGCAAATATCTTTGTGAACGGAGCAGTTGGTGGCACACTATCTGTTGTGTCTTGGAAAACAGCAACAGACACCATGGAGGCTGCGATTGTCAGCGGAGATATTACGGGAGTCAATGCGATACTCGGAGCAAACTCTGGAGCAAGTTACGCAGTCAGTAGTATCGGGTTTACTCAAGATTTCTTTGTCAAAGGATTATTCGAGGACAATACAGACTTCCAACTCGAAGGAAATTCTTTTATCAACTTTTCTGACACCGACCCATTCTCGGAGGGTGATCTCTAATGTTTACCACATTCTACAATGAGACAATCAGAAAAACAGTGGTTGCCTTCGGATCATTATTCGATGAGATCAAGGTTCAAAGACGAAACAGTGATGGTGATACTGTTAAAAGATTACTCGTTCCTTTAACATTTGCACCAAAAGAAAAGTTTATCAGAATGCTTGATGAGTATGCAAACACAAAAGGTCAAACTGATTCTGCTGCAATTGCAAGTGTCATGCCTCGAATGGGGTTCAATATCACCTCAATAAATTATGATGGTGCTAGGAAAAGAAATACGTCAATCAAAAGATTTGCAAATGCTAGTGAACAATCGATTCAAACACAATTTGCAGAAGTGCCTTACACAGTGGGTTTTCAGTTAGCGGTCATGACTCGAACGATGGACGATGCTTTACAGATTGTCGAACAAATCGTTCCATACTTTACACCTGAGTTCACGATGACTCTTAACTTTTCAGATTTTAACACATCTATCGATGTGCCTTTTGTTTTGAATACGGTCAGTCCAGAGGTGCAATACGAAGGCGACACATCAGAGCAAAGATCAATTATTTACACCTTTGATTTCACGGCATATACTTATGTTTTCTCTCCGACAAAAACTCAAAAAATTATTACACAAACGGACATCACCACGTTTACTTCATTCTTCAACGAGAGTGGAATTACGGGTCCGACAGGTGCTGCATCGAGAACCATAACTTCCGTTACCGGAGCCACGGGTCGAGAGACACTTCCACCTATCGCCGGAATAAGTCAAGATCTCTTCACATTCCCGAACACCCTAAGCATCACAGGAGCGACACTAAATGGATAATAATAAAGAAAATCCTCTTGAAAACGCTTTGAACATAGAGCCTACAGAGGTGCGGAAAACGACACATAATGTTAAAGATCCCGCCAAGGTCGGGGGCGAGTTGCGAAAACCTGTCGAGATTGATCTTTCAAAGTTTCCAGAAAGAAAAAAGATTGAGCAGCGTAAAGACTTTGGTGAAGTCCGCGAGAACATAAAAGAAGTAATCGACTACAGCAAAGAAGCCATTGATGGTATTTTAAAAGTTGCCTCAGAAAGTGATAGCCCGAGAGCATACGAAGTGGTCAGCCAACTTTTGAAAACGGCTACTGAAGCAAATAAAGATCTTCTTGATATTCATAAACAAATGAAAACTCTTGAGGCTGAAGAGGGTGCAAAAAATGTTACAAATAATGCATTCTTTGTTGGCTCGACTAAAGAACTTCAGGAACTTGTGAGAAAGCAATTGCCCCAAACAAAAAAGGCAAAAAAAGTGATTGACAATGACAAAGAAACTTGATGAAAAATCATATCTTGGTAATGCAAATATTAAGTCTGCTGGTGTAGATACAGAGTATACAAAAGAACAGATTGAGGAATACGCCAAGTGTGCCTCCGATCCGATGTATTTCATTGAAACTTATATTAAAATTGTTTCACTTGATGAAGGTCTTGTGCAATTTAAGCCTTATGATTTTCAAAAAAATATTTTAAATTCAATTCACGATGATAGATTTGTGATTTGTAAGATGCCCCGACAGTCAGGAAAATCAACCACTGTCATATCATATCTTTTGTATTATGTTCTTTTCAATCCACAAGTCAACGTTGCGATTTTGGCAAACAAACTTTCAACAGCCCGAGAACTTTTGAGTCGTTTGAAGTTAGCGTATGAGCATTTGCCGAAGTGGCTTCAACAAGGTGTCGTGGAGTGGAACAAAGGATCAATAGTTTTAGAAAATGGATCAAAGATTCTTGCATCCTCAACATCTTCATCTGCCGTTCGGGGCGGATCCTTTAATTTAATTTTTATGGATGAATTTGCGTTCGTCCCAGAAAATGTTGCAGATGAATTTTTTAGTTCCGTTTATCCCACAATTTCTGCTGGTCAGACCACAAAAGTTTTGATTGTTAGCACACCCAAAGGTTTGAATATGTTTTACAAACTTTGGAAAGATGCCGAAGAGGGAAGCAATTCTTATACTCCAATCGAGGTTCACTGGTCTGACGTTCCGGGTCGTGATGATAAATGGAAAAAGCAAACAATAAGAAATACGTCTCCTGCTCAATTTAGGGTTGAATTCGAATGTGAGTTTCTAGGCTCTGTGAACACGCTTATAGCCCCCTCAAAGTTGAAGGCTATGCACTACCATAATCCTCTACAGGAGCGAGAGGATGGGTTGAAGGTCTACTATGAACCTGTTGAGGGTCATCAATATTTCATGGGTGTTGATGTAGCCAGAGGTCAAGATTTAGATTATCATGCGATTACCGTTATCGATATTTCAGAAGAAACATACAAAGTAGTTGCCCAATATAAAAATAATGAATTGTCGCCCTATCTTTTTCCAAACCTAATTTATAGAATGGCTAGACATTATAATGATGCTTATATCTTAACTGAAATTAATGATTTAGGACAAGAGATCACAGATATTTTGCACAATGAATTTGAGTATGATAATCTTCTTGTAACATCCGTTAGAGGTCGAAAGGGTCAAATTATGGATGGTGGTTTTGGTGGATTTCAAACTCAACAAGGTGTGCGAATGAGTCCAAAAGTAAAACGTGTGGGATGCACGATGCTCAAAGAACTCATTGAACAAGATAAACTTTTGATTGAGGATTATGATATTATCTCTGAACTCTCTGCTTTCATATCAAAAAAAGGATCGTTTGAGGCTGAGACTGGTCACCATGATGACTTGGTGATGACACTCGTACTTTTCGCTTGGGCTTCGAACCAGCAATATTTCAAAGATTTAACAGACCTAAATATTCGTGAACAATTGTATAAACAAAAAATTGAACAAATGGAAGAAGAACTCATGCCCTTTGGGTTTATAGAAAACGGACCCGAAGATCAAATAGTGGACAACGAAGGAACTGTCTGGAGAATCGATCCAGATGCAGACTTCTCTTTGTAATCACCGATTTTGATAGATAAAAAGATCAGTAAGGAGAATCATCTATGGCATTCCAAGTCAGCCCCGGTGTTGAAATCAAAGAAATTGATTTAACAAATATTATTCCTGCCGTTTCCACAACTAGCACTGGTTTTGCCGGTTTCTTCAATTGGGGTCCGGTCGGTCAAAGAATTAACGTTAGCAGTGTCAATCAATTAAATGAAATTTTCCGTGGACCGGATGACACAAACGCAAATCACTGGTTCACCGCAGCAAACTTCTTGGCATATGGATCAAATCTTAACGTTGTTCGCGTGGTTGATTCATCCTCAGCAAACGCAGGTACGTCTGCCGGTGTTTTGGTCAAAAATAAAGATGCCTATAATGCTCTGAGTGAATCTGGCTACACAGATAACGAATTTATCGCCAAGTTCCCCGGTGGTGTCGCAGGACAACTTGGTAATTCGCTTTTGGTCGCTGCCACTGACATCACACACAGACCTGTAACTGTGAGTAATGTTACAACCGGATCAAAGCAAGTAACCGTAGCCGCTTCTAGTCTTGGTTCTTTTATAATTCAAAGTAAAGGCACGACTGGTGGTATTTCTGGAGGTTTCGGTGGAGGTGTCGGTGCTGGTGACGTTATTAGAATCAATGGTTCTAAATTTGAAATTATCGAAAATGTTCAGGCTGCTGCTGGTGCAACTTTAACCTTAGATAGAGATATCACAGCCAACGAGGCGAGTGCAACGGCGGCTGTTATTGAATGGCGATATGCTGACAACTTTACAAGAAGACTTGGTAGCACGACTGACATTCAAACTTCAACATCATCTTCCGCACAAAATCTTACGGGAACCACTTTTGCAAGTGACCTGTTTCATATTGCAGTCGTTGATAAAGATGGGGATTGGTCCGGTCAACAAGGCACGGTTCTTGAAACATTCGATTCAGTCTCTAAGGCTAAAAATGCTAAAACCGATCAAGGCACGAACAACTACTATCGTGATGTCTTAAGAGATAACTCAGAGTATGTTTATTCTGGTGTGGGTATCGATGACAACGCTAATTACACTGGTGAGAGTGCGTTTACCGGCGATTCTGCATGGGACAGTGACGCTGTAAGTGGATCAAACTTCAAAACGTTTACAATCAGAAATTACTATCGAGGCTTATCTGGTGGTTCTGCCGGTGCTGTCACAGATACCTTTACAGAAGGCTTTGATCAATTCCAAGATGAGGAAACAGTTGATGTTTCAATCATTCTTGGCGGTCCATCAGAAGGCACTGTTTCGAAACAACTAGTAACTCTTGCAGAGGGCAGAAAGGATTCACTTGTGTTCCTCTCTCCTCCTGCATCTGCCGTGCTGACCTCAACCGCAAACCCGAAAAAGGGATATGTTGCTGCTGCTAATGTCACTGCATATCGCAAATTT